CGACGAACGCTCCATCAGGCCAAACCCAAGGCCGGGTTGGAAGGCGCGATCTATAACGGCCTCGAGGAGTTGACCTCCGAGGTGCTGCCCCGCGCCTATCGGCGCGAAGACGGCGCTGAGATGCGGATCGACCGCTGCCTGGTGGACGCCAACTGGGGCCAGTCGACCGATGTTGTCTACCAGTTCTGTCGTCAGAGCGCCCATGCCAGCGTGCTGCTGCCCAGCCACGGAAAATACGTCGGCGCGTCGAGCGTTCCTTTCAGCGAGTACAAGCGCAAACGCGGCGACCGGGTTGGGCTGCACTGGCGCATTCCCAACACCACCGGCAAACGTGCGATCCGCCATGCTCTCATTGATACCAACTACTGGAAGAGCTTTGTTCATGCCCGGCTGGCGGTGGCGATGGGCGATCCGGGGTGTTTTTCACTGTTCGGGCGGGACCCGAAGTCCCACCGACTGTTGGCCGATCACCTCACGGCCGAGTACCGCATCAAGACGATGGCCCGCGACCGCACGGTCGATGAGTGGAAACTCCGCGCTGCCTGCCCGGACAACCACTGGTTCGATTGCCTGGTCGGCTGCGCTGTCGCCGCCAGCATTCAGGGCGCGAGCCTGCGATCTCTGGATGTCGCCGCAAGCGGTCCGAGGCTGCGCCTGAAGTTGTCGACACTCCAGGCCCGGCGGGCGAAATAAAAACTTCAGATTCCCAGGCGGCAAATCCGTCGCTCATGCGGATGTAGTGGGCAAACAGCACGACGATACCCGCCCATGACAAACACCCTCGACAACTCGATTCAAGAAAACGCCGCCGGGCCACAGAAGGCCAGCGGTGATTCGGGCTCGATTGAGCAGCACAGACTCACCGATCAGATCGCCGCCGACAAGCACCTGGAATCGAAGAAGGCGATGGCCACGAAGGGGCTGGGCATCAAGCTTCTGAAGATCTCGCCGGGAGGTGCAGTCTGATGTGGCCGTTTAAGTCACAGGCCAAGACTGCACGGACGGTAATGCCGGTAAAACTGCGGGCCCGCTACGACGCAGCCCAGACCACTCGCGAGAATATCCGGTACTGGGCGATGGCCGATGGGCTCTCAGCCGATGCAGCGGCCTCGAGCGATGTGCGCAAGAAACTCCGCGACCGAAGTCGCTACGAGACGGCCAACAACTCCTACGCCAAAGGCATCGTGCTGACATTAGCCAACGACTGCGTGGGGACAGGCCCGAGACTTCAGCTTCTTACAAACGACGGCGGATTGAACAGCGCCGTCGAGGCGGCGTTTATGGCCTGGGCTAAGGATATTTCGCTGGCCGCCAAGCTTCGCACGATGCGGATGGCCAAGGCAACCGATGGCGAGGCGTTCGGGATTCTGACAGCCAATCCGCTGCTTGCCGGCCCCGTAACCCTGGACCTCCATTTGGTCGAGGCCGACCGGGTCACGACACCGCAATTGAAGCTGCTGGATGATCGCGCCGTCGATGGCATCGAACTGGATGCCTGGGGCAATCCTCTACGCTATTATGTCCTGCGTTACCATCCGGGTGACCTGCGAGCGACGGTTAACGACTTCGATGTCCTGGACGCCGATTCGATCATACATTGGTTCCGTGCGGACCGGCCCGGCCAGCATCGGGGCATTTCGGAGATCACCCCAGCGCTGGCGTTGTTTGCTCAACTGCGGCGGTACACGTTAGCGGTCCTGGGAGCGGCGGAAACCGCGGCAGATTTTGCGGCGGTCTTGTTTACAGATGCCCCGGCCAATGGCGAGGCGGCGTCGGTCGAGCCGATGGACGTCGTCGAGCTGGAGAAACGGATGGCGACGGTCCTGCCCGACGGTTGGAAGCTTGGCCAGATTAAGGCTGAGCAGCCCGCCACGAGTTACAGCGAATTTAAGCGGGAGATACTTAATGAGATCGCTCGCTGCCTGAACCTGCCCTACAACATCGCCGCGTGCAACTCCTCGGGCTACAATTATGCCAGCGGTCGTCTGGATCACCAAACCTATAACCGAAGCATCCGCGTCGAGCAGGCGGACATGGCCGCAGCCGTGCTCGACAAGATATTAGCCGCGTGGGTCTACGAGGCAATGTTATCCACGGAATTTGGGGCCCTGCGGACTCTGAGCGAACTGCCCCACCAGTGGTTCTTCGACGGTTCCGAACACGTCGACCCGGCCAAAGAGGCCAATGCCCAGGCGACCCGACTTAAATCCAATACCACAACCTTAGCTGCCGAATATGCCCGCCAGGGCAAGGACTGGGAGTCGGAACTGCAGCAGCGGGCCAAAGAGCAGAAGCTCATGATCGAGTTGGGGCTGGACCAATCACAGACTGCAAACATTGAAGAGACGGAGAACGACGATGACCAGGACCAATGATCTGCCCGGAAGTATTCGCTTTGAGTGCCCCCTGACGATTGAGGCCGCCCAGGATGAGAAAACGACGCCGAGCTTTTCGATGGTGGCCTATACCGGCGGCGTCATGCGGATCGAAGGATTCGCCCACCCGGTCGTGGTGGATCTGGAAGGCCTGGCAATCGAACGTCAAAACATCCCCGTGCGCCTGGATCATCATCCGCGTCAGGGCGTGGGACATACCAGCCGCGTGGTCATCGACAACGGCCGGGTCGTCGCCGAAGGGCTCGTCAGTCGCGATACCAGCTGGGCCCGCGACGTGGCCAAGAGCGGCCAGCGGGGGTTTCCCTGGCAGGCCAGTATTGGTGCCGACGTCAAGGCAGTCGAATTCGTTCCCAACGGCAGCCAAGTGCATGTCAACGGCAGGACCTTTGACGGTCCTTTGTACGTAGTTCGAAAATCTGTTTTGAAGGAGATCAGTTTCGTGGATAACGGCGCAGACGCAAACACCTCTGCCAAAGTGGCGGCCAAGCAAACGGAGACCGACCCCCCCACACAGATCGCAGAAGAGGAACATGGCTCGGTCGAGGCCGGGGCCACCGTCGAGTCCGATCCGGTCGTCGAAATGCGAAAGAAGGTGGTCGACGAGACCCGGCGAATCAACGCAATCCGCAACATCTGCGACAGCAAGCACGCCGACATCGAGGCCAAGGCCATCGAGGAAGGATGGGATGCGACGCGCTGCGAACTGGAGGTCCTGCGGGCATGCCGACCGAAGGCCCCCGCGGTCCACGTCGTCCGCAACAGCCACACGCCGGAGGTCTTCGAGGCGGTGGCGCTTATGGCCGCCGGCATCGTCCAGAATCGTTTGGAGGGGATGTACAAGGAGCAGACCCTGGATGCAGCAGATAAGCTCCGCGGTGTGGGTATCCAGGAATTCTGCGAACTGGCCTGTGGGGCGCAATTGCCGCGTTTTCGTCGGGACGCCTCCGGATGGCTGGCTGCGGCGTTTAGCACCACATCTCTGCCGGGCATCCTCTCCAATGTCGCCAACAAGATGCTCCTGGAAGGCTACAACTATATCGAGGACGCCTGGCGGCGGATCTGCAAGATCGCCTCGGTCAACGATTTTAAAGAACATACCCGCTACCGGATGACCGGCAGTTTCAAGTTCCAGCAGGTCGGGCCCGACGGGGAACTCAAGCACGGAAAGCTCGACGAGATGAAGTTCGGCCAGAAGGCCGACACCCACGGGATCATGTTCGCCCTCACCCGTCAAATGATCATCAACGACGACATGGGCGCATTCGCCGACATCCCACGTCAGATCGGCATGGGCGCAGCCGAGGCGATTGCCGACGCGGTGTGGGAACTCCTCTTAAGTAATCCGAACAACTTCTTCAGCGCCGCCAACAAGAATTATCTGGAAGGTGCAGACACCATTCTGGATATCGACGGCCTGACGAAGGCTGAGATACTGTTCTCCGAGCAGACCAAGCCCAACGGCCGGCCCGTCGGGGTTATACCCGCCATCCTCCTGGTCCCGGTGGCCTTGAAGGTGGTTGCCCAGCAGTTAATGAAGTCGACGGAACTCAACGAGACAACCACGGCCAACAAGGCCAGGCCCCGAAGCAATCCCCACACGGGCAAGTTCGATGTCGTCAGCAGCGCATATTTGACGAATGCCCTGGTCGGCGGCTACAGCACGAAGGCATGGTACCTGTTCGCCGATCCCAATCGGTTGAGCGCAATCGAAGTGGCCTTCCTCAACGGCGTGGATCGTCCCACCGTGGAAAAGACCGACGCCGACTTCAACACCCTGGGCATTCAGTTCCGCGGGTACATCGATTTCGGTGTGCGTGAACAAGATCACCGCGGGGCGGTCCGGATGAAAGGTGAGGCATAAAACCGTAGATAGCATGGAGATTCGTCTTACCGCTATCCTGAACTACAGCATTTTTAACCGCTATCTACGGCTGCCAAACTCCCAGGCAGGACGGCGTCCTCAAATCACGAGGATCTTCCTGGGTCAGTCAAAAGTTTGGTCATAAGGATCTCCTTAAAAAACGTTAAAAATGGAGACCTATCTTATCAGCAGGAGAGATTCTATGCAAGCACGATTTATTCACGAAGGCAAATCCATCGATTACATATCCGCAGTGGACGTCAAGGCCGGGGATGTGATCGTCCAGGGCGAATTGGTAGGTGTTGCCCAAAGTGACATCCCCGCCTACCAACTCGGCGCATTGCTGGTCGAGGGCGTATGTGATTTCCCCAAGCCCGACGATGGCAGCAGCACCATAGGATTCGGCCTCGAAGTCTACTGGGATGCGGCCGAGGGCATGGCAAAAACGGACAGTGAGGCCGGTGCGAACAAATATATCGGCAAGTGCGTCCGGGCCGCCGGCAACGCGGAGGCAATCGTTCGCGTGAGGCTTAGCCAGTAGTGGCCGACCTTCTGCAGGCGGGTTCCGACTGGCTGCAGGCCAAACGGAAAGCCTTCATGGCCCAGCCGGTTATCTATTCGCGGGGGGCAGAACAGATCACCGTCAACGCCACCCTCGGCCGAACCCGCTGTGAGGTCGAGGATGAGTACGGCCTGCGAGTCAAGGCCGAGGTGATGGACTTTTTGATCGGCACCGACGAGTTGACTCTTTCAGGTGGTCCGGCATTACCTCGGACCGGTGATCAGATTCGCATAGAGCGCAACGCCGCGACAGAGGTCTTTGAGGTGATGGCGCTTGGCGGCATCGGCCACTGGCAATACAGCGACCCATACGGCCGCACGTTTCGCATTCACACACGGCAGATCAATACGGAGTAGGCAATGTGTCCCAACAGCGAGCAATACGAGCAGGTGTGCAAGGATGAGTTTGGCCAGATCAACGACAAGCTCGACCGGCTCGATGAGGCCATCCGAGGCAACGGAGAGCCAGGTCTCAAGGTCCGCATCGACCGCTTGGAAAGGGCCGAGGGGATTCGCAGCCGGCTCCTGTGGCTCATTGCCGCATCGACGGTGACCGGAGCCGTCAGTCTGGTCTTTCAACTGATACGGGGCGTGTGATGTCTGAGAGTGTCCTTTTGGCCGATGCGGTAGTAACGGAACTGAACGAACAGACCTTCAGCATGCCGTTTACCGCCGAACGCAGACTGTTGCCTTCCTTCGAACTGAAGGAGTTGACAAACCTGCAGGTCACAGTGGTTCCCAAGGCCATCGAATCAACCAATGCCAGCCGCGTTGCACGGCAGTCTGATTATCAGGTGGATGTGGGTGTCCAGAAGAAGCTCTCAGGTGATATTGACGTCCAGTTGCCGCCGCTGATGGCGCTTGTCGAGGAGATTGCGGATTTGCTGGCTAAACGCAAACTGACAAACAGGCCCGAGGCTGTTTGGGTAGGCTGCCAGAATGATCCAATTTACTCGCCTGGGCATCTGGCCGAGACCCGCACGTTTTTGAGTCTGTTAACCATCACCTATCGGCTCATAAAATGAACAACATCATCGCACGCAAAGTCAACGTGACCGCGCAATTTGCGCCGGTTGTCTCTGGAACGCTCGTTGGGACGGTGACGTTGACGGCCCTGCCCTCCAACGCCGCCAACGTCATTCTCTTGGGAGACACCGGCAACCAGGTTCCGCTGGTTCCCGGCGAGTGGCACACCTTCATTAGCGTCAATCTGGCGGACATCCAGGTCAAGGACGCCGTCGGCGATGCCATCACCGTGATCGGAGGGAGCTGGTAGTGCCGCATCGTGGCGACATCTTCAGACCCGGCATGATCATCATGTGGTCGGGACTCCTGGCGGACGTCCCCGCCGGCTGGAGCGTCTGCGACGGCGCAAACGGAACGCCCGACCTGCGGAACCGCTTTGTGCGGGGAGCCGCCGCTTCAGGGGGCTCCGGCGGCCAGGCATCCCACAGCCATTGTCATACCGGCTCCACCAGTTCACCGTCCGGCGGGTCTATCATGGTGGATATGGGCTGTTCGGTCTATGTGTCGCCGTCGTGCCATAACCATCCGGTTGGCTCTATAGCAGATACATCAACCGGCCACCTGCCGCCCTATTACGAACTCATCTTCATAAGGAAAGACTGATGCTCGATGTCACGTTTGCCATCCCGACGTACAACAGCGCCGCTACTCTCATGACGGTCCTGCAGAGGTGTCTCATGCAGGATGTGACGCCGAAGATCCTCATCATGGACAACGGCAGCAAGGATGGTACGGTCGAGATGCTGCGGGCGGCTATCGACAACGGATGGTTTGGCAAGGTGGATATACACGTCGAATCCGTCCAGCGGCTCTTAGGCGGCCGGGACAAGAACATTCCTTACGTGCGCTACAAGCTCTGCCAGGCGGTTGAATCCGAGTACCTGTTCTTCATCGACAGCGACGTCCTGCTGCCTGCCCATTGCACCCTTGGTCTAAAGCAGATGATGGACGAGGACTCAAATACTGTGGGAGCGGCCATCCGGGTGGACCCTCTGGCAGACCACGTCCAGATGGCGGCGGTGCTGTTTAAGTCCGAGATCGTCAAGAAGATCAGGTGGAACTCTGTCGACGGAAAATGCGAATGCCGCTGCGCCCTGGAATCACTTCAGCAAATGAACCCCCAGTACCGAATCGCCCTGCACCCCGTGTTCCAGGCGATGCATCTAAAAGGTTTCTGAGATGATCAAAGTGATCTGCGACAAGTGCGATCAGGAAATCACCGACCCCAACGAGGTCAGCGCCGTGGTGGAGAACGGAGAGGTCAAGCACTATCACAAGACCGACTGTTTCACGGAGGCAAGAGACAAGCTGCGCAACCTGAAAGAGGGACAGACGGACTGACATGATCGGCCTTAAGTTCAACAAGGCTAAGAGCATGTTCTTCGACCGCGCCAAAGTCGTGTCGGCGGTCGATTCGGCCACACGGAAGGTGCTCGGCAGGTTCGGGGCATTCGTGATGACCGCTGCCCGCAGCAGCATCAAAAAGGCCCCCTATCTTACCCGGAAATCGCGTGGCAAGGAGCGGACGGACTTTCGGCGCAAGAGTTCGCGGCCCGGCCGTCCTCCATACAGCCAAACCGGGTTGCTCAAGAAATTCATCTTCTTCGGCTATGACCGGGCAAAGCAGTCGGTTGTCATAGGGCCCGCGGCGATCAATGCCAAGAATACCGGTGCCCCGAAGACACTTGAGCACGGGGGTGCGACTACCGTCGATGTCGGCAAGCGAAAGAAACGCGTCAGCATTCAGGCACGCCCCTTCATGGGACCAGCCTTTAAGCAGGAAGAACCCAAGCTGCCGCAGATGTGGCAGGATTCCGTCAAGTAACGGGGAAAACAGGAGAACACGCGATGGCAGAATTTATACTCGGCATGAACGCCAAGCTCTACCAGGGAGCCGCCGGTGTTGCAGTGGCCGACATGACCGAAAACGGCAACGTTAAGGACGTGACGCTAAACCTCGAGGCGGGCGAGGCGGACGTAACCACCCGCGCAAACAGCGGCTGGCGGGCAACCGCTCCCACCCTTCGTGAATGCACCTGTGAATTCGAGATGATCTGGAAGCCTGGTGATACGCAGTTTCAGGCGATCAAAACGGCGTTCCTGACCGCGGCCACGATTGCCTTGGCGGTATTGACCGGCGACAAGGCGACGGCCGGAAGCGAAGGCCCCGCCGGCGACTGGTCCATCACCAACTTCAGCCGAAACGAGGCCCTGGAAGAGGCGGTCACCGTCAGCGTCACCGCCAAGCTGGCCAGCTTCACCGAATGGCACGTAGCAGTCTAATTGAAAGGGCATCCATGAGAAGTTTCACAGACAGTACAGGCAGGACCTGGACAATAAACCTTACCATCGATGCCGCCAAGCGGGTGCGGGACCTCCTGGGCATCAATCTCCTCGAACCAGAGGCGGGCGATCCGCCGCTTTTGACCAGGCTCGGAACCGACGAGATCCTGCTGTGCGATGTGATCTACTGCCTGATCAAACCCCAGGCCGATCAGCAGGCCGTCACGGACGAGCAATTCGGACAAGCCTTGGGCGGCGAGGCAATCCTCTCGGCCCAGAAGGCCTTCTACGAGGAACTGATTGATTTTTTCCAGAAGCGCGGCCGCAGCGACCGGGCCCGGGCGGTCGCCACACAGGCCAGGATGATCGAGGCGGCGGTGACGGCCGTGGAAAGCCACATCGAAGCCATCGACATCGATGCGACGATCCGTGGCGCGATCTCTGGCGACTTGCCGGGATCGTCGGTGTCAACCCCGCACCGCTGACGCTTCGCGAACTCCTGTGGATGGCCGAGGGCCGCCAGCGACACAACTGGGCCAGGACCTCCCACGTCATGGCGCTGGTGGCCAACGCCAATCGCGATCCCAGGAAGACACGCACCTTTAGACCCTCGGATTTTGATCCCTTCGCAGAGACATCGTCGCACGCGGGTGTCGTGATCACCCAGGAAAACGTGCACCTTTTACGAAACGCCTTTTTAGGAGACCGCTCATGAAAACCGATTTCTTCCACACCGTTCTCAAATGGCTTGACTACAACCGCTGGACGTTCATCTCGATTGTGGTGTTTGCCGTCATGTTAGCTGCCTTCATTGGAATCGCGGGCTGTCAGTCGACGACGGCATCCTTGTTCGCACCCGCCGACGGCAGCGCAGCGGCCAAGATCGACCGCTCCGAGTTCATGCGTCAGGCCAGCACGACTCAGAAAGACCTGGCCGTAAAACGCGTGGCCATCGACGCCGAATTGGCCGCCTACAATGAGGAAGTGAAAGCCTTCAATGGACGCGTGGATGCGGGGCTCGAAGACCTCGACCGGCAGGACGAGTTTCGGGCCCAGATAGTCGATACCGTCGGCCTGATCGCCACCAGCGCAGCCGGAGGCACGCTCAACCCTGTCTCGCTCATCCCCATCGGCGTGGGTCTCTTAGGCGGAGCATTAGGACTCGGTGCCGCTGCCGACAACCGCAGGAAGGACAAGCTGATCACCGATCTGAAACAGCCTTCCAGCGTTCAGGTAGGATAGTCTGTCGGAGTAAGTCATGGCCTCATCCACACATGGCATCCGGGCCGGGCGGGCCTATGTCGAACTGTTTGCCGACGCAAGCAAGCTCGCCCGAGGTCTGAAACTCGCCGAGCGGCAGCTTCGCGAGTTCGGCGGACGCGTCCAGGCGCTGGGACTCCGCGTCGCCTCTTTGGGCGGCGCGGTCCTGGCCCCTATGGGCCTGGCGACTCGGACCTTCCAGGGCTTTGACGATGTGATGCTGTCGGTGAAGGCGGTCACGGGGGCAACCGGCAAGCAGTTCGATGCACTGACCGGACAAGCGAAGCTTCTGGGCCGGACCACCTCGTTTACGGCTGCACAAGTTGCCTCGGCGATGTTGGAGTTGGGTCGGGCCGGTTTTGCGCCGGAGGAGATCCAAGCGGCAATTGCGCCCGTCCTGAATCTCGCCCGGGCAACCGGCACCGACCTGGCCCAGGCTACCGGCTATGCGGCCAATACGCTGCGGTCCTTCGGCCTGGATGCCTCCGAGATGACGCGGGTGGCCGACGTGCTCACGGCCACGGCCAACAATTCCGCACAGACCTTGGATGATCTGGCCCAGGGCATGGTATATGCCGCGCCTATCGCAGCAGAGTACGGGCTGACGCTTGAAGAGACGGCGAAGGCATTCGGGGCGCTGGCCAACTTTGGCATCAAGGCCTCGACAGCAGGCACCAACATCCGCAACATCCTCCTGCGGATGGCCGACCCGACCATCCAGAAGCGGCTCAAGGGTGTTGGCGTCACCGTCGCCGATGCGGCCGGCAAGATGCGACCCATCGCTGCCATCCTCAGAGATTTAGGCGCAGCCACCGAGAACATGCCCGATGTCGAGCGGCTGGCCCTTCTGCAGGATGTCTTCGGCATGCGGGCGGTCGCCGGAGGAAGCAAGCTCACCACAGCCGAGTTTGACCGCCTAAATGATGCCATCGACGAAGCCGCGGGCACCGCCGACCGTACTGCCAGGATCATGGACTCCGGCCTTGGCGGCGCACTTCGCCGGATGTGGTCGGCCGTGGAAGGGATCGCCATCGCCATCGGAAACGCCCTCTCCAAGCCCTTGTCCCTCGTTGCCGACCTGATGGCGACGATCTCCAACTATGTCACGGAGTGGATTGATGAGCACAAGGCTCTCGTCGTCATCATCGGAGCCCTGGCAGCGCTGTTGGTTGGCGTGGGGACCGGACTCATGGGTCTCGGTGTGGCGACCAAGCTGGCTGCCTTTGCCATGAGCGGGCTGCTGGAAATCTGCAAGATGTTCTCGGCTGTCATGTCCGGCGTGATTGCCACCCTGGGTGCCCTACTCTCTCCCATTGGCTTGGTTGCGGGGGCAGTGGTCGCTCTGGCAGCGGCGTTTGTCTACAGCAGCGGCACAGCAGGAAAAGCCGTGACCTGGCTGGGGCAACGATTCGGGGATCTCAAATCGGATGCTATCACCGCCTGGCAGGCAATCGCAGACGCATACGCCAAGGGCGATCTGGGTCTGGCGGCAAAGATCGCCTGGCTGACCGTGAAGATGGAATGGGCCAAGGGTATCCACGCCATCCAGGGCATGTGGCTAAAGTTCAAGTTCGGGTTCCTCAAGATCGCACACGGCGCATTCTACGGCGCACTGGCGGCATGGGAATATGTCAAGAACGCCATCGTCATCGGGATGATTGAGGCGTCCTCGGCGGCGATCAAGGCGTGGAATGTCTTTGTCTCCTGGTGGAAACGCGCGATCAATGGAGTTGCCGGTGCGCTGGGCCGGGCCTTCAGCAAGGTCATGGGCATCTTCAATAAGGACTGGAACCACCAAGCGTTTATGGCGGAGTTTAGCCAGGCCCTCAAAAGTGACAACGCCGAGATCACCAGGGAATTAGCCGCACAGAATGCCGCCGTCGAGCAGCGGCGTCAGCAGATGCGAAGCGCCGCACAGGGCGATCATGAAGACCGCCTCGAAGAGATCGCCCAAGGCTACATCCGTGCCGGCGACAAGTTGGATCAAGCCCACACAAATCAGCTCGATCAGATCGCCGAGAACCTCACAAAAGCCCGCAAGCAGTGGCAGGACGCTGTCGCCGAATCGAAGGCCGCCACACAGGAGGCCAAGGAGGGTGCAGCCAGGAGCAAACGTCCCGGCGGACCGAATGTTCCAGATTTAAGCGCTCTCGGCGGTGTCCGGGAGGCGATGACTGCGGCTATGGGGACATTCTCCGGGCTGGCAGCGGGCAGGATGGGGGTCGGCGGAATCAGTCAAAAACTCGTCGACGCCAGTGTAGAGACAGCAAAGAACACCCGCGACATCCTGCGCGAGGTCGAAGACGGCGGAACATTCACCTGATAGGTAGGCACCATTGAGCTGCGAAGAACTGTTTGATTCCAGAGACGTTCAGTTGGGACTCAATCCCACCGCAACGCTGCAATTTGTGATCAAGGGCACCACGGATCACGATGCGGCGCTGGCCGAGCTTAACGCAACGTTCCCATCAACGATTTCCGGTATCCCGGCACAAAGCTATCGCGTTGCGCCGGTCAGTAATGACATCTGGCTCGGCACAGTGCGCTACGGCACGAATACACAATCAACGGGCCAGACGATTTATCAATTCGACACCGGGGGCGGTTCCCAGCACATCACCAACAGTATCGCCACCGTTGCACGCTATGCGCCCGCC